GATCACCCAACCAAAATAAAGTAACCCCTTCAAATTGAGCTAAAATAGCATTTTGAAAGAAGCTAAAAATAAGCATGAGCAAAGCAATGGATTGAAACGTATTTGGAACTATAAAAATAGCCAGCCATATACATGATTCCATCCAAGTCGCCAACCGTACTAATAGCATTCGCTTACCAGATTTGTCAGCAATCCATCCCCATACCAAAGGTGCGAAAAAACGCGTCACAATGGCAATTGATGATAAAACACCAATTTGTTGATAATTAAACCCTTGATCTTGAAGATATAAATTCCAGTAAGGCATAAATGTGCCAACAATGGAATAATAGAAAAAGTAGAATCCTGACAGTCTAGCTGTAATTGTTAACGGTTGCATTCGGTTGCTTTATCTTGCATTTTCAAATAGTTAATAACAATTAAGGTTGCATCCGCTTGTACTGATATGCTGTATGTTGCACTTCACTAGTCTACAAATCAGTCTACAAATTTAATTTCCGATCAATTTAAAAAAATTTGTAGACTGCATATTTTTTAAACAGAAACTACATATCAAATTACTGATCGTCGCAATTCTATCATTTTGGGTAACACAAAATTGATTTATTGTTGATAGCAGTAATAAAGAAACAGTCGATGTTTATAGGAGCTAAAAACTAAAAGTATTAATGCTCTCAAATTTTATTAGCTCATTACATAAAAAAGCCCTCGTTAGAGGGCTTTTACACAAATTCCTTCATAGCGAAACCCGATTAGCGATCCAGCCATAGAAAAACTGCTCTTGCGTTGGATTTCGTTCACAGATTTCGATGTAGCGCTGGCCTTGCATGATATTAAGTACACGCAATAGAACTTTTTCACCTTCTTTACCACGTTTGGCCAAGTATGTTTTAAGTGCATTTAAAGTTGCTGGACCATAAATTCCGTCGACTGATAGATCTAGCCACCCTGCCTTACCTTGGTTGTTAAGCAAATTTAAGGCGCGCTGTAAAAGTGGTTTTGCAAATCCGGTGCCACAATTCACACCAGTATCTAAAAGCTCCTCAGCAACAGCCGGACTTATCGCATTTACCTGATTAAATCGCGGTGCTGTCCAGTACTGCTTTTTATAAATAACTTTGGCCACATCAAGCGACAAGTCTTTCATATTGCCTTTAAATCCATTTGTTCGGGCAACTGCTTCAGTAATACCGAATTTAGTAGCCCCTCCTCGATCCGCCGGGTTATTAACATAACCACCTTCGCGTTTAATAAGTTCCTCAAGATATTGTTCGATGTTCATTTCAGTTTCCTTTAGATGTAAAAAAACCGCCCGAAGGCGGTACGTAATTAATGGCGCGATTATTTCAGAGCCAAAATAATCGCGATAACGATGATTCCTACAACTAATCCAAAATTGGTAATTGCCTGTAATAGTCCTGCTCGATCAGCACCTTTCTCGCTCATTTTTCCATCTACCTTTAATTCAGATTTTGATGTATGCTCATGCATAGAGATATTTCTCCTTAACTTTCGCTGGTTGAGTTGAATTGAAGACCTCAGTGCGCCAACACTGGGGTTTTTGCTTTTTTGGAATAAAGTACATTTCTTACTTCCCAGAATTAATAGACGAACTTTACCCCCTTTCGTTTTTTAATATCAGGCGGAAGGACTTCCGCCGACTTTGTTAAAAAATTGTTTCTGCTGATTGACGGCCTGCTCATACATAATTTTCCTGCCCGTAAAAATAGAAAAACCACCCTGTGGTGGTCGTTTCATACTATTGGTTGTCAATAGGATTTAGTAGTAGTCAGAAGCTTGCACTGTCAACAGATAATTTCTCTCTTATACGTGTACCTTCTAAACAAAACCGTCCGAAGTCGGCATTAACTGTTTTCGATGTCTTTTCTGGCTTTTTTAAACTCTTTAATCACTTCAACAATCGTTTTACCTTCCTGTTTATCTATGAAATTAAAGATCCAGCGGACCAAAGCCCATCCTGGTAAACCACATACAAAGAAGAAGCCACCTAAGGTAATCATCCCCCAAATATCAGTAACCCATTCATGCAGTCCCCACTTCACAATAATGAAAGAGCCACCAGCCAGACTTGATACAACTGTACAAATTAGACCTACTGCCCATTCTTGAGGTGATCGTGGCATTCGTGTCATTAATACAACGGCAGCAACCAAAGCAACCGCTAATGTCACCATAATTGCTGCACCATAAAATTTTAAAATTGCTGTTAGACCGCTTGTGGAAACTGGTTCCATTTATTTCTCCAGAAAATTTAGACAATAAAAAACCCCGCGAATGCAGGGTTTGTGTACTTGGTTAGGTGGTTATGTAGTTGTTTCTACTTTAACCTTTTCAGCATTTCGCCTACTGATCTTTTCTTCAAAAACCATGTAAATAAAGAACAAGAAAATTGGAAATAAGAAGGAAATCTTAGTAAGCATAAAAGTTAAAACAAAAAGTTTATTACTGAAACCTTTAACATTTAAAATAAGTAAAACCAATAAAAATAGCCCAATTACCCCTGTTAAAAGATAAGTAAATACAAAGAGTGTAGCATCCTGAATGGAAGCAATATTTCGCCCATATGCATATTGTTCTTCTTTGTAAATGTATAAGTCATAAGAGTATAGACCTGTACCGCCAATTAAAAGAACTGGATTATTAAGTCGAGATTCCCAAGCGTATTCAACCAAATTAGTTCGCAAAATAGTATTAGCGTTATCAGATACACCATCTGAGAATCGGTCTTTCTGAGAGCTATAGCCAAAATAAACTAATGGCAACCCTATAATGAGTGCTGTAAAAAGAATCTTTGGTCGCTTAATTAAGCCTGATTTTAGCAACATTGTGACCAAGAGCAGAGAGCCAACCAGGAAGGCAGCTGAGGATAAAGTCAAAATAATTGAAACTGGTAGAAGAAAGTCTTTCTTTCTAAAGTTAATATTTTTAACAAGATACGGTAGATACAATGCCAAGGTATAAGCAGCAAAGTTAGATGGCTCCCAGAATAGTCCAGCAGGCCGGAATACTGTCGAACCGCTATAATCCATTGATGTACGCTGTTCAATGCCAAACATTCCTAACAAATCAAATTTCAGTCCGATTCCATAGTAAAGTGCGAACTGTATTAATAGATAGAAAATATGAAATAATGCTACTTTCCTGAGAATTAATGCGTAATTAACCTTGTTGAAAGACCAAAATATCATCAATGCAAGAATGATTAGTGAGAGTCGGTCTAATATTTTGAAAAAGAACGTATCTCTATCATCAGGAATTTGCAAGTATGTATTGGGAAAGAAAAAAGCCAAACATGTATAAACAATAAACCCAACCAACATGATTACTGTTGGGACAAGTAAAGTTTTGTTAAATTTAGCCTCAAATTTAATAGTCAAAAGATAAATCAAAAGAAAGCCAATGCCGGCTATGCCACGCAAGCGGAAGTAACTATCTATAGAAATACAGAATACCGCCAAGTACAGAAAAACTTTATTGTTCATTTAAGCAAGATTAATTGACTATTTGAATTGTTAAGTATATTAACAAGAACGTTTATTTTTTTCACTTAATTTAACAAAGGTTCAACTACTCACCAATTGTGTAAACTTGAATGATATGCAGATCTTTGGTGATTTTGTTTATTTATTAAGCAAAATTGGAAGGTTGGTTTAATACCTAAATTATTGGTAATTAAAATTATATAGATTAGTTATTCATATATAAAATAAACTAATTATTTAGATATTTCAAAATTATTTTTCTTAAAATCTGATACTTGAACAATAAAAAAGCACCCAGTTAGATGCTAAACCGACTAAAAAGTCAGAGTTAGGTAAATTTTGTTGAGCGCTATCAATCTTCAGCTTGTTTAAGTAAAAATTTTAAGATTTATTTAAAGCAATGTACTTACACTTTATTAGAAATAAATTTCAAACATCATTGTATTGGAGATATAAATAATGAAAATAAAATTAAACCCATATATATCAATAGGTTTATTTTTAAACTTATCATTAACCGCTTGTGTCAACCAAACATTACCCCCAACAGCATCAGCAACAGCTATACCCACAAACACTCTCATTCGTGATGATATTCCTGTCAAAGAACTTACTAAAATCGAGGCGTTTACAGGTAAAAAAGGTGAAATTCAAAGAATCCCGTCAATCTTAAAACTAAAAGGTAATCAAATTTTATATTTTTGGAGTGGTGGTATTGAAGGCTATGATGGAGATCTTGATGGTGCAAAATTATACAAAAGGATTCTTCAATATAATTCTAAAGGACAAATTATTGATAGTGGAAAAAAAGAATTATTTTTCTCATCCCCTGATTTAAAGGGAGTTGCTAAACAACCCATGTTGGGTAGAACTAAAGATGGGAGAATTATATTGATGTTTAATGTAAGACAGCCATCTTTAGAGAAAAATGGATATCGGATCTATAAGATTATGCTTGCATTTTCCAGTGATGAAGGAAGAACTTTTACGAAACCAATAGAGATTCCTAATAACCCTATTGCAAAAACACAATCTCTTGGTACTACTGGCACTATTTTAACTCTTCCATCAGGTCGTTTAGTTTGTCCTGTCTATTACATTGATTATTTAAATGCAATAGGAATGGTATATTCTGATAACTCTGGTGTAACTTGGAAATATGGACAAATATTTAAGCCAACATATACGGTTCCTTTTGAACCTTCTATTACCTTAGATGAACATAATCACATTATTATTTCATCTAGAACTTCCAATCAAGCTTATAGAGAATTATCAATTTCTACTGATGGTGGTGAAACTATTCAAGATTTAAATTTAAATAAAGAACTTATAACACCTCCTGTTGCTGCTTCAATTTTATATGATGCTGATAATAAGTTTTTTTTACATAGCTCCCCAACTGGAAATGCACGTGATCACTATAAAATTCAGCTGAGCTTTAATGACACCAAAAACTGGGAAAAAAGTTATTCACCTTTTCCTCCATCTTTTTATATAGGCTATTCACAAATCATAAAATTAGACAAAAATAGTTATGCCGTTGCTGTAGAAGGATTAACGAATAAATATGTTCTCAATAATTCTGAAAATGTAGGGATATTTATTTTCAATAAAAAAGAGTTACTTGATCATATTTCACAATAAAAACTTCCTCATATATCCCTAACATATCAAATATATTAAAACTATAAAATCAAAGGATGTGTAGACATCCTTTGATTTATTGTTAGGATCAAAAAGAATTATGACTGCTAAAATATATTAAAGAAACTAGCTTGGTTTTTACTAAAGTAAGTTCATATTCTAGCAGTTGAGAGTTAAGTAAATAATTTAAATTAACCTTCAAAAGTACTTTGAGTAATCTGATTTGAATAGTTCCAGATTGTATTTTCCCATCCATCCCGTGCTGCTACACGAATGTAATATGGGGTTGTTGGTTGTAAGTCTCCAATTGTGGTTGTTAAATCAGTACCGGTCCACGAAGGCGGTGTTTGTGTTGGATCAAAATTAGAAGTACTGCTGAGCCAAACAGCATAGTCTTTCAGGTCTGGAACTTCACTAGATACCCATGTCACTGTGACTGAATCAATAGTTGCTGAGGTATAAACATTTAGAAGCATTGGCGGTACCGGATTGCTAATACTTAATTCAGCAAAGGTACTGATCTGATCTCCATTTTTACTGGCTACACGAATTGTATAAGCACGGCCTATTCCATCAGTCTTAGCCTCTTCAATTGAATAGCTATAATCCGTATTGGTTGTATCTACCTCACGAAATATTGCACCATTCGACCAGACCTGAACACGGTAGCCATCTGCACCGGTTGAGCTTTGCCATTGAACTTTAAACGTGGTACCAACAAACGGCGATTGAAGTGACAGTCCTTTCACACCCGCAGGACGTCCACCAGATAGTGTATAGCTGTATGCCGTTACCTCATCTAATGTTTGCTCTTTACGCTCTAAGCCATTAAAACTTGTGAACTTCAAGAAGATCTGTTTACCCACAAGATTTTCATTGTAAGGATAATTAAAAATAGCCCGGTCAAGACGTACAAAAGGCTCACCCGCGTTATGAATCGCGGCATCATCAAAACGTCCACGCAAAACATCACTCAATGTATAAAGACCAGATCCGTTTAAAGTGGCCACCTGATAATTGAAATACTCGTCACCGACTTTACATAGTGTTTGGTCGGCTTGCGCATCCTCTAAGGTGCCGCTAAAAATCTGGCTTACTGTATTGAGTTCAACTTGTAGAGCTGTGTCATCTGCATCAATGGCCGTTACTAATTGGCCATATCTTGCAGATCCGTAAATAGTGCCGATCATTTCATAAGTCGTATTATCAAGACTTGCCCAAACATTACAGCCACCCCAATTAATGCCACCAGACACTGCAACCCATACCTGATTTTTACCGTCTGTTAGATCCAGCGGAGGTTCAAAAATAACAGGTGCATTCACATTACCCGGTTCTTCATTCCCCCCTTGATAACCGTTAGAGGCTTGAGAGTCATATTCAATTGCAGATCTTGAGCCCATGGCCAACTCTTCTCCAGTAATTGTTAATTCACCGAACTCATCTTCCTCTATACGCGTAATACGCACAGGGAATTGATTTAAGCCTAATACTTCATCAGTAATAGTGACAATATCCATTGGTTCTAACCGGCAGTACTTCCAGCCCAAAGTAAACTCATATTCATTACGCACATAAAGCAATCGTTGTAAGCGAAGCTGAGCAGCATGACGGGCTATTTTAGGCTCACAGAAATAATGATTTTCTACTGGATCTTCGGTACGCAAGCCATACATCTCGATATTTGCTTGGTCCTTCGCTTCAGTAGTTTCTGTGTTGTACTGATTGTATCGATTGATGTATTCGATCTGAACATGATTATAAGCATCAGTGTCACGGCTACGGCGTACTCGCACAGGCTCATCACCACTAATAAAATCATCATCAGTTAAATGATAAACAGGTGTGAGATCCGGAGTAAACGTAACCCCATTACCTGTAATTGCAGAATCGCCAAAAGAGCGGATTTTTAAACCGTCTGGACTTGGTACCACAGCACAATTTACAGCTTCTACAATCTCATTAATCGTTTCATAAGCGGCGCGTTGTTCGGTGAATGCTGGACTAATAAGAAGATTGGCTGCACGGCAATAGGTACGGAACTCTTCTAAATCTGCCATGTTTAAATTAGGTGCAGCCCCATGTCGTGGATGTGTAATAAAGTCTTCAATTACATCTGCCGGATTAGCATCATCAATAGTTTCTGACAAAGTAATTGTGCTAATCACTTCAAAGTTATGATTTGAGAGACTTGCACTATTTCCCATCTCATAATTAGCTGCTGCCACATACCCCAAATATGGATAATTAATTGCCTGATTAGGATGTTTTGAAACTAGCCAACCCCAAGGCGGGTTACTATTACCGTCGAATAATTCAAACTTGAGCTGGTCAATTGGATCTAAAACAATGGAACCTTCTTGCTTAGAAACAAATTGCTCCTTATCAACCCATATCAAGCCAATCTTCTTAATTTGGTTTTCACACAAGCCCAGCATGAGCGAAGCACTATAACTAAATGTTGTGTTACTGGTTTTAGTGCTTCCACCTTTACCACCAGATTTAGTGACAGTGGTGTGAGGCGTTGCCAAGAAATCCCCATACCAAAACATGTTGGCCGCTACACGTGTTTTCCCGTAAACCAAAGGCTGACAAAGCCCATAAGCCGATTGCTGGATACGCATAGAATTAATACGGGTATCCGTTGTACTAATCGTAGTACCACCAAATAATCCACCCATTATTTTTTCAGCCTCTTCATACGAAAAAACCCGGCAATTCGCCGGGCTAAACTTCCTTTGGTTCCATCCTGAATGATGACTCCCTGATGGATATAACTGTGAATGACCTGTGGCCACTCGATGACAATTGCACCATGACTAATGCACTTGCCGAATTGATATAAAACGATGTCACCCGGTTGCGGTGGCCCTTCGACTGGATCACATACACCTAAAATGAGTTCCAAATAGCGCTGCCCCATCTGGTGCATGTGCCAATCTGGTGGATATGGCCGCGGATCCAAATGATCCATCAGTCCTACTTTCTCGTAGACCTCACAAATCAAAGTTCCGCAGTCTACCCCAACGCCTTTAACACGGCCTTGGTGATGATAAGGTGTACCCAACCATGTAAGCGCCTCTTGTACAGCTTCTATATTTTTCATATCAGTACTGCTTTAAGAAATTGGCAAGGATGATGCCCATTATTCTAAAAAACTTATTTTTTGGATGGAGCAAATAGGCTGTAAATGCGTCTGGATCATCACCAAGATAATAAAACTTATTTAACTCATTTAGACCGGTTAAGTTATACCAATCTAAAACAGGAATGCCGTAAAGCTTTCCGATAGCTTTCATGATATTGGCGTACGCTTCATTCATTAACCCGAGAACGTTCCGATCTGTATTAGGTACATTCGATGTGTTGTATTCGTTATACCACCCACGAATAGGTGTTATTAAGAAGATCTTACAAGCTGGATTAGATGACATTACATGTTCAATAGAAGCCTGTAATGCACCCGCATATGTAGTTTTATCGAACTGGTCCCCAATTGGGGCAATTTGCCCAACACCTACACCAGTTCTACAATCATTAGCTCCGCTGGTTATTGTTGTCGCATATGTATTTGAAAAATTGAATAAACTAATTTCACCTACATAAATTTGTGGCATCGTCCAACCTGAACGCCCATGATTATCGATCACACAGCCCAAGATTTCTTTTACAGCAGATTGGTACCCTTCACAGGTTTGGCCTCGTTCAATATGAGAATCAACAAATTGTTGAAGGAAATACCATGTGATTGAATCACCAAAAGTCGCAAGAACCTGATTTAGCCAATGATTAAAAGCATCTGATGACATACTGGAAGCAGGCAACTTGCTATAAAACTGCTCAAAACTGAACTGGAAGGCATAGCTCATATTTGGATTAGTGGTGTATTCAGCATCATCAGCCAAACTCGTAGTGCTATAAACCCCATCATGTCCAGATGTTGCGGAAACATACACAGATTGTCCCGCTACCGAGGTTCTTATACCTATATATTCCCCTACATTAAACTCTAATTGAATTGGGATTTCATTTAAGCCTACTGCAACATTTACCGATACATAACGCTGACGTATAAAATGGGTTCCTGACTTTTTATATACGCCAACTTGTACAGAACCTGAAGCAGTAGCATACGTTGAAAACTTGGTCACGATACCGTCTTTAATCGCAGCTTTTGCTGGAATCCATTGTGCAATACTTGCATTCCCAGATGCAAAAACAGGCTTGTACTGAACCCCAAATCTTTGAAGGCCCACAACACTATCTAAAGTAAAGGTATTCCCATCCACTCTGCTATCGATATATGTAAAAGCGGATGCTATTCCCTCTAGATTGGGGAACATGTGGAAGGCAATTTGTAAAATCGCAGTAGCACCAGAGTTGCTAGAAGTAATGGCAAATGAGGTAGCGTTCGGGTTTGAATCCACATAATAGGATGGTGTGGATGTAGACTTTTGAACATAAGAAACTACACCACCCGCTGTTACAGAAAATGCAAGATATTCCCCTGCATTTAATGCAATGTTCAGGTTATCAAGCTCATTTAAACCAATTTTAGTAAGGCTTACACTGGCAACTGTTCGGCTAAAATTGAAAGTGCTACCTGATAAAGTGAATACCTTGATCGTTGCTGTTCCAGTGGCAACCTTAGATACCAAGGAGATTTTACGAATTACTGTTCCTGCTGCTGCGGGTTTATTTAGTACATACGTTCCTGAAGGTACATTATTTAATGTGGCCCCAGTATTATCAGTCGATCCAATTACTATTTCTTGCCCAATAGCTTTATTGAAATCCTTAAGTTCTGACATCTTATTGTCAATCGATACTTCGACAAACTCTGAAGAAGGAACTTCATTTTTTAAAAATTCGATGAGTTGGGTTTGAGCGGTTTTAAACCCCTGCTCAGTAACCCCTGAACCTGTAAACTGGTCGGCATTAGGTAAAGGCATTTTTATCCCCAAATAAAAAGCCCTGCAAATGCAGGGCTTGGGTTAAATTAGATAAGTTAAATTGAGGTTTCAGGTACCGGTACAAATGGTGCACCACGGAAACGAGCACGGTTGTTAAATCGATTTGTACAAGTATCAAGTCTTTTGTCACAACCCGGATAAACGCGGATTGTTTCTCCAATTGCTGGCATATCAAGAAGTGGTAGGGTTAGAAGCAATGCGCCCGATTCATGCAAACGGACTGTACGCTTAATACCAACATTCACGCCTTCTAAAAACTCCACAACTCCTTGAGTAAACCAACCTTGAGGCTGGCTTAGATCACAAAGGATGCGACTAGGTGTACTATTCGGCCCAATAGTCGTATTCACGGCAAAATCTGCACTTAACAATCCACAGGCACTATCAAATAAAGTATTTAAACAACCTGGCGTGTATAAATTTCTTGGCATTTGAAGTTTTAAGTCATCCACTTCTGAAACCACACTAGCGTTAATTTCATAACGATCGAGTTCAGGCTCAACAATGCGGCCTTCAAATAAAACCAACGTACCGGCACTCGTATCAGTTGGAGTATTTATATCCATAAAAATACGTTCAAGCTTAAATCGAGCACCATCTAAAACACCGTTATGAAATGCCTGTGCTACAGGTACGTCACCAAATTTAGCGCTTTCATTGGTTTCAATTTTGATAGACAAATTATCAACTTCTATTCCTAAAGAAAGGCTGGTACCTTCGCGGCTAATGATTGGACCATCAGCACGAAACTCCTTGCCTTGCACGGTCAAATTGACGTCATAGCTGGTATAGCAATATTCAATGCCTTGTATAGTAGAGATGGTGTACAGATCCGCCATGATGAATTGATCAGCATCTAACAAGGCAATAAGTTTGGGTGATGCTTGTCTCATATCTTAGCTCCTAAGGATCCGATTAATTCAACCTTGTTCGCTTTCCACAACTTATGCATAAAGTTGACATACTGCTGAGTGTCATCTTTAAAGCGGCATCGGTAATAGAAAGTACCCATTACAGTTACTTCTATACCCTCTTCAATTGGTTCTGAAACAATGTATTTACCGTCACTCGTCACCTGAGCCGTTGCGGTATTCCACATCAACTTTTCTTGGTTTGAATTCCACATGGTTTTAACTGGTGTTTGATTCCACATATTAGGATCCACTTCACCAACAATTTGTTCTTTGCTATTTCTGAGTGGCAATTGACTTGTATACATATCCTTATAAAGTTGGAATGAGGTAGTTGCCCCGTCACCCACAAAAGTGCAATTAAATTCATTATCCTCAGGCATTTTATAAAGAAATGAATCAAAAGCCCCACGACGTTCTAGATAAAACCCTTGTAGTTGCTGCAATTCCTTTCTCCCTTTATTTTCCCGCAAGAATGCGTAAGACAACGAGATTTCATATTTCGGAGCGGCCTGAAAACTCGCACGGAGTTCTCGGCCATTAATTGAAGTCATGATCTTGGTATTGAACATGGGTGTTAATGAGGCATCCCATTCAAGACCGGGTAATTCTGGAAATAATACGTTTGACACTTACACCTCCTTATTTACCATTCTTACCAAAGCCACGAACATAGCTGTGTAAGCCGCTAGCCACTGCACGACCATTATTTTTTAATAACCGCTCAATACTCCTAGCATCTACAGCGCTAATATGAATAGTCGGTCCACCACCACCTTCAGTTGCTGCAGCTGCTCCGAAACTTGCACCACTACGCATGGCTTTACCCATTTCACGAATAGTATTTGCATGTTGTGAAGGTAGAACCATTTCGTCCTCATGAAGCTGGGTAACTGGATTCACACCAGATGGAATGTCATAACCGCCTCGAGCAGATTTGATCTTACCCGCTAAGCCTGCCACTAAACCAAATGCAGCCGCACCGGCACCAACGGCGAGAATTGGGCCAATGTATGGAATGGCAACCATTGCTTTAAATGCTCCGGCCATTGCTTCCCATGCTGACATCATGATGCCCTTGATAGCTTCAGCAGCCTTTAACCCCAATCGAGCCAAACCACCCGCAGCAGTAACACTGGTACGAGTTGCTTCACCTGCAATTGTTGCCCCTGTTTGTGCAGCTTGGCCAGAAGCTTCAGCCGCTGTTTCAGCACCAACA